ATTCCATTATAAATTACGGTTGGTGTAAATTGTTCTGGAAAGGCTTTCGCTGCGGTTTTGCTTACACCAACATGATGGGTAGCTCCAAGACTGGAACGGCTGATTAGGGATTTGTGATTTTCCCAAATAGGATCGCTGTGGGAAACATCAATAATTTTACAAGTTAAATTATTGGTCAATATTCTTAGGTTTGGACAACCCCAACATATTATGGCATCTATATCGTTACAAACATTTTTAACCAAAGTTTGATTTGTTTGTTGATTCCCATTAATTACTGTTGTTGTTTGGCATGCTTCTTCGTAGAGTTTTTCATCATTTTTTCCACTTAGGCTAATAATGCATTTTGTTTCAATTCTTTTGAAAAATTTAGTTAAGGTAACAATCCACCTTTCAGCCCCTCCCATACCAAGTCCAGGTGTAAGAAAAACTACTTTGGGTTTATACATTTTCTCCAACTTCCAGCCCAATGATGAACTGCGTATGCATCTTTAAATTTTTTATATCTTTTTTCTGGTTCTTTCCAATTGTAAGGATAAAATAATTCTGGTCCATATGTTTTAACGTCTTGATCATTTTTGTGGTTTTCCCAAATAGCAGTAAGCATTCCAGGCCCAGTGGCTTTTGCTTGATTCATATTTGATTGTATTCGATCTTGTAAACTTAGAATTGCTTCTTTGATGATTGGGTGATTTGGTGTGGCCGCTATAAAACCAGCAGAAACCATATTTTCATATTCTCCTGCCCCAACAAAAGAAGCATCATTAATTAGTGATTCTATATTTTTTTGACATACAAAGTCAGTGTCAATATAAATGCCACCATGTTTATAGAGAATCTCATATCTTAATAAATCAGAGGTTTGTGCAACATTTTTTGAATATTTTATATAATCATGATTTATTTTGATTCCATTGGTATCAGTCCACTCTTTCATTTGCCAATTTGGGTGTAAATCAGTCCAAGTTTTTCCCCAAAGTTTGAATTCTTCTGGCATGGGATTGTCTCCAAGCCAAATTCTATGAAATATTTTAGGTATTTTAATCATACCTTAGTTAGGGATTTAAAATAAAAAAGGGTAGGAGAATTAACTCCTACCCTTTTAGATAGCACTAAGTAAAATTTACTTAGTTGGGCAGCATTGGGTTCTGTAAGGAGGTAAGAAAGATCTTACGGCAGAACGAGTACGAACTACAGTTCTGGTCAAAACAGCGGGAACTTCCGTAATTACAGTCTTTGTGACTGCAGGGACTTCTGTAATGACAATGCGTGTGGTACGGAGAGGGCCAGCCTCAGAAACACTAGTGACGCAAATCAAAGCAACAGCAAACAAACCAATCATAAAATTCTTCATACAAACTCCATTAGGGAAAAGTGAATGTCATAATATAACGACTGAAATAGTCTCTTTCAATAGATATTATTGGTTAAATTGTGATTTTTTTATACTAAATAAGTTATGTCAAATTTCAAAAGATTTCTAACAGAAGATGTGCCAGCACCAGCAACCCCACCAGCACCTCCAGGGGGAGCAGCCCCAGGTGGATTAGCAGCCCCAGGAGCATTACCAGGGGGAGCCCCACCAATTGGCGGAGGAATAGGCGGTTTAGGTGGTGGAATGGGTGGAATGCCCCCTATAGGCGGCGGAATGGGCATTGGAGCCCCACCAATGGGCGGTCCTGGTGGTGGAAGTCCTTTGACAAGAGTTAAAACTCCAGACATTTGGTCTGTTTTAGAGAAAATATTAGGCGAGTAGTTTTATCAGCATTTTTTTTATGACATATTTTGTGGATTCATTCGGTCCATAAATAGGAAAAAATATGTCTGTATTGTTGTTTAGTGATTTGCATATTCATCCCCACAAGAAAAAAGATGAGCGTCGCGAAGACTGCTTGAAGGTTTTAGATTGGGTTTTTGAAGTTGCCAAAGAAAATGAAATTCAAAATATTCTCTTTGGCGGCGACTTATTTCATGACCGCTATAAAATCGACGTACCCACTTATCAACGTACGTTTGAAACTTTAAAAAATCGCTTAGATGGTAAAGTAAAATTATGGTTGTTATTGGGCAATCACGATATGTGGTTTAATGATGACACCAGTATTAGCAGTGTTTTTCCATTGGCTTCTTTGCCTGGAATTCGCATTATAAGTAAACCAGAACAGATTGTAATAGATGGTATTACTTGGGATTTTATTCCCTTTACTCATAATCCATTGGTTTCTTTAGAAACTCTTGGTGATCAGCCTGATACGGCAGATTATGCGTTGGGGCATATAGCTTTACATGGTGCTAAATTACATGGAACAACGATGTCTGACGTTGTTATTGAGCATGACAACGACATGAAAATAATTGATTCCTCTGTATTTAAGCGATATAAGCAGGTTTTTCTTGGGCATTATCATGGCGAACAGCGAATTAACAATGTTGAATATATTGGTTCTCCTTTGGAATTAAGTTTTGGTGAATGTTATCAAGAAAAACATTTAATTGTTTTTGATCATCACAAAAATGAAAAGACCTATGTTCTCAATAAGTTTAGTCCTAAACATTTGGTTGTGAAACAAGAGGATGTTCACAAGATAGATTTGAATAATAATTTTGTTCAGGTTTATGTAGATGACATTAGTAGTACAGAACTTGTTGAGTTAAGAAACAATTTGTTGAAGAACAAATTGGGTAGTTTAGAAATTAAGCAAGAAAAAAAAGAAATCAAGGAAGATGTTGTGAGAGATGCTAAGCAATTTTTAAATGATGAAGGAGAAATGTTGAATAGATATATGGATGAAATTGGTTTTGGAGATCTAAATAAAGATAAATTATTGGCTATTGGCAAACAAATTTGTGAAATGAATATTGAGTGATTTGCCTTGTAATGGGGCTATTTTTATGTTATTTTTCTACTCCCTTCTTCGTCCTATATTATATTTATTAAATGCTACAACATCTCGATCTTAAATATTTAGCTGCTTATAACTTCATGCCATTCGGTCCCAAAGGGATTGTGTTAGATCTTAAGAAATTATCTAACATTGTCTCTGTTCGTGGGATGAATTTTGACAATAAGTCTCCTGATGATGCTGATACTGAATCAAGTAATGGCGTCGGCAAAAGCACCATTCCAGAGATTATTTCTTGGGTTATTTTTGGAAAAACCATTAAAAATCACAAGAAGATTAAAATTGATGACGTAATCAACAACAAGTTTGGCAAGAATTGTCTTGCCGAAGTCCGTTGGGACAAATATCGCGTCGTCCGTGGCCGCAAGCCCAAGATATTAGATATTTGGGAAAGCGAAACAGGCGATTGGGACAATGCCAAAAAACTCTCTACAGATAACGATAAAGTCCAAGAGACTATTGAAGAGAAGTTTGGTTTAAGTTACGAAGCATTTTTGACCATCTGTATTTTTACAGATGATAACAGAAATTGTTTTTTGGAATGCGATGGACCAACTAAGAGAGAGATTGTCGAAAACATTCTAAATCTCTTTGTTTATCGTAAAAAGAGCGATAACGCCAAGAAGGTTATCAAGCAATTAACAGATGATTTGAAGTTAAAGGTTAAAGAGTACGAGCTTATAGCTAGCAACAAAAAGAATGCTGATTTTAGACTAGAACAATCTATCAATAATGAAAACACTTGGCGTACCAACAAGAAAAATGAGCTTGGTGGATTAATCGGCAAAATTAAAGCCAAAAAAGATTTATTAGCTTCTACGGATATTGGCAGTGAATTAGTCAAATATCAAGATGCTCAAGCTCGACTAATTGAATTGGGCAGACTTTCTACAGAGCTTGAAGTTGTTTGTAGTGAAGACAAGAAGAGTCTTGAAACGGCTAAAGCTTCTTTTGAATCATCTAAAGAAGAAGTCAAAGTTTTCATTTCTGATTTTAATGATTTGAAAACCAATATTAAAAATCAACGAACAAAGATTGCTGATAAGGAGAAAGATATCAGTGATGTTTTGGATCATGATGGAACTAAGTGTTCTAAGTGTAAGCGTGGAGTATGTAAAGACGATCCAGAAGTAGAAGAGTTCATTTTCTCTACTAGACAAGAAATTGAAGACATTAAAATAGCCCTAATTGAGCCAGAAAACAAGGTAAAAGAGTTTCAAGACAAATCAATCACTTTCAAGACAATTCAAGATGAGTTGAAGTTAAATATTTCTCATTTGGAAACCAAAGTTAGAAATTCTGAATTGACTTTGACTAATTATCGAAATGAATTATTGGTTTGTTCTCGTGTGAGAGAGCCCAAACTCAATGATAATGTCATGCTTATTGAGCAAGAGATTAATGATTTGAAAAGAGCATATGCCGACAAGAAAAAAGAGAGCGAAGGAGATTCGCCTCACAAAGAAATTATCGCTTCGGTTAGGACAGAGATTGAAGGCTTGAATATTGCTTGTGAATGTAAAAATAAAGAGGTTACTGATATTGAAGACCTTCTTCCTTATTATGAATATTGGTTAAAAGCATTTGGCGATCATGGCATTAGAAAATGGATTATTGATGGCGTTATAGCTCCGCTCAATAAAAACATTGCCTACTGGATGCAGTACCTAATTGATAATAAAATTGAACTAACGTTTGACAATCAATTAACAGAGACGATTAAGAGAATTCCTTATGACGGTGATGAGTTTGTATATCACACTATGTCAGCAGGAGAACGAAGAAGAATCAATTTGGCTATTTCTCAAGCGTTCGCTCATTTAATTATGGCCAATTCAGGGAAAGTGCCGTCTCTAGTATTTTTAGATGAAGTGGCAACAAATATTGATCCAATTGGGGTTCAAGGTATTTATAGAATGATTTGTGAATTAAGCAAAGAAAAACAAGTTTTTGTGACAACACACGACCAGGGTTTATTGGAATTGCTAAATAGCAACAATACTTTGTGGTTGAAAAAAGAAAACGATATAACGACTCTGGTCGAAACTCCTTGATATCAAACGACTTAAACAAAATAAAAATTTTGTTGTTAAAATTTACAAATTAGTTCTTAAATATCTTTCACGAAATAAATTTATAGGAAACAGTTAATGAACATTCAAGTAGTTAAGAAAGATGGCAGTAGAGAAAGTTTTGACATAAATAAGATTCATAAGGTGGTTGATTGGGCAATTAAAGATTTGGTAGGAGTAACGGTTTCAGATATTGAAATTAATGCCAAATTAAATATTATTGACGGCATTACAACAGACCAAATTCACTCCGTTTTAGTGGAATCTGCTGCTAATTTGATTTGTGAAGAAGTTCCTGATTATCAATATGTTGCTGGACGTTTGTTGAATTATCAAATCCGTAAGAACGTATGGGGTGGCAAGAATCCCCCAAAATTGATTGATTTGATTAAAAAGAACATTAAATTGGGTTATTATACGCCTGATTTACGTACTTGGTACACTGCAGAAGAAATTAATAAAATTGATGAATTTATCAATCATTCTCAAGACATGGAATACACTTATTGCTCAGTGAAACAACTTTGTGATAAATACTTGGTAAAAAACCAAGAAAATAGGGAACTATATGAAACTCCCCAGTTTCGTTATATTATCGCTGCCATGACGATATTTCATAATTACACTGGTAAAACAAGAATGACTTACATCAAGCGTTCTTATAATTATTTCAGTAAATTTAAGATCAATCTACCTACGCCACAATTGGCCGGCTTGGGAACAAAGAGTAATTCCTATAGCTCATGTTGCTTACTAGAAATGCTTGACACTAGAGACTCCATTAATGCAACAAACCAAGCTATTGCAAATGCGACATGTGCTGGATATGGTATTGGCGTCAATTTTGGTAGAATGAGAGCAATTAACACTGGCGTTAAGAATGGAACTATTTTGCATCCTGGTGTTGTTCCTTTCTTAAAGATTGCGGAAGCCAACACAAAAGCTTGGCAAAAGAATGGTGTCCGTGGTGGAAGTGCTACAGTGAATTTTCCTATTTGGCACTATGAAATTGAGAACATTATTCAATTGAAAAATGCCACCACAGGAACACATGATAGTCGTGTGTTTAATTTGGATTATTGCATTGGCCTATCCAAATTGTTTTATGAACGATTTATCAAAAATGAATCCATTACTTTATTTTCTCCCCATGAAGTGGAAGATTTATATAATGCCTTTGGAACAGATGCTTTTGATGATTTATATGTCAAGTATGAAAAAAGTAAATCTATCAAATATAAATCTACTGTTAACGCTAGAGACTTGTTTTCTTCTTTAGTGAAAGAACGGTTGGAAAGCGGCAGAATTTATATTCTAAATATTGATAACGTGAACAAACATGGTTCATGGAATGAAAAAGTCAATATGTCAAATTTATGTGTAGAAGTGACTCAAGCTATTGATCCACTTGTTGGCATCAATCATCCAGACTCTGAAATTGGCGTTTGCGTTCTTTCTGCTACCAATCCTCTTGAAATTAATTCTGAAGAAGAGTTGGAAAAAGTTTGTGATGTTACAGTAAGAATGTTGGACGAAATTATTGATTTTCAGGATTATTTCGATTTAGCTGCTAAGAATTTCTGTCAAAACAAACGTAGTCTTGGAATTGGCATTACCAATTTAGCTGCATATTTGGCTAAAAACAAGGTTAAATACACCGATCCAGAAGCTTTGGATTTAGTAGATGAATTGATGGAAAAACAACAATACTATCTCATCAAGGCATCCATTAATTTGGCTAAGGAGAAAGGTAAGTGTGCTAAATTCCATACATCCAAATATGCCAATGGTTGGTTGCCAATTGACAAAGAATATAAAGATGTTTTAACGAAGCGGCCACTTTCTATGGATTGGAACAAACTTAGAGCAGAACTTAAAGAACATGGTTTGAGACACACAACTTTTTCATGCGAAATGCCGTGTGAAAGTTCTTCGGCAACACAAAATGTTACAAATGGTGTTGAGCCTGTTCGTGCTTTATTAAGCTATAAGAGTTCTAAAAAATCCAGTATTCCATGTCTGGTGCCTAATGTTAAATCACATGGAGTTTATTATCAATTAGCTTTTGATATGCCTGACAATATTGGTTATTTAAATGTTTGCAATGTGATTCAAAAATGGATGGATATGGCCATGTCTGTTAATCAATATTTCAATCCATCGAATTATGAGGACAAGAAAATTCCCTATTCTCAAATCATTAAAGAAATGATACACTTCTTTAAGAGTGGTGGTAAGAATTTATATTATCTAAATTCAGATGATCAAAACAAACATTTCGCCAAAGAAGAAAGTAGTTGCGGTTCTGGTGGGTGTACTCTATAAGGAAAAATAAATGAATTATGATGTTGTGTACAGCATGTTGTTATCAGAGTTGAAATTGAGCCCTGAATATGATTTTCATGAAGTGTATTTGCGAGCTTGTTGCTCCGTAGTTCCTCGGGCTCACCCTCGCAAAGATTTTAAACGCAAATGTTTTGAACAATACAAAGTAAATCGTTTAGATATTTTTAAAAACAATCCAAAGGCTATTAATTATTTGTGGTATAAAAATGCCACTAAACGCGAAAATTCTCTAGAGTTGGGTCTTGAAAAAGAGTGGAAATAATGAAAACAGTCCTGAATAAGAAAAACGTCCCCGTAGAAGATAGAATTATGTTTCTTGGTCCTGATTTATCTTTACAAAGATATGATCAGTTTAAATATCCAAAATTTTTTGAACTTTGGGAATCTCAAGAAAGTTATCGTTGGCGTCCACAGCGAATTGATTTGTCTAAAGATCGTACGGATTATGAAAAACTTACCGACACTGAACGGTTTGTTTTTGAGTCTAATATTAAATGGCAAACCATGACGGACTCCATGCTTAGTCGTTCTATTCATAAGATTTCAGAATGGATTACCAATCCAGAGCTTGAACTTTGTGTAGGAACCTGGAGTTCTATGGAACAAATGCATTCTTTTTCTTACACGCACATTTTTAAAAATGTGTGTAAGAATGCAACAGTATTTTTTGATAGTGTTTTGGAAGATAAAGAAATTGTGAAACGTGCCTATGAGATTTCTGAATCTTATGATAAGCTATTGGGCGAATCAGGGGATTTGAAGCAAAAGATTTTTGACGCAATTATTTGTACAAATATTACTGAGGGAGTTTCTTTTTATAGTTCTTTTATTTGTTCTTTTTTCTTTGGATATAAAGGACTTATGGAGGGATCTGCTAAGATTATTGGTGAAATAGCTCGTGATGAAAACCTTCACGTTGCCATTACTCAAAACATCATTAAAAATTGGCGAAATAAAGAAGAAGAAGGATTTCAGGGTATATTGGCTAAAAACGAAGATAGAATTTATGATTTATTTAAGTTAGCTGTTAAAAATGAAAAAGCTTGGGCTGATTACTTATTTTCTAATGGTTCTTTGTTAGGATTAAATGCTGATATTCTTCATGAATATATTGAGTGGTTGGCAAATACTAGATTGCTAGGAATTGGATTAAAAAAGATTTTTGATGCAAAAAAGAACCCAGTTTCAGGCTGGTCTTCAAGATATTTCGATAGTTCTGCTGTTCAAGTAGCTCCACAAGAGACTGAAGTGGAATCATATTTGGTTGGGAATGCAAACACAAAAATTGACGATGATGATTTTAAAGATATGCAGCTATGAAAAAGAAGAGGGACGTTTTATCAAGAGAACGTTTAGATAAATTAACCACTAAACGTCTTTTGGCATATTTAAGATCGCTTTATGTTTGTCATGAAGGTCGGCATTGGGATGACGACGACCATAATACACAAGAATTAACAAAAGATAGCACTGAATGGAAAGAACACATTCAGCTTGTGAAGTCTATATTAGCAAATAGAGAGCATGTAAATGAGTAAGTATATAATCATCGCTGGAGGCGTAATATCTGGTGCAGGTAAAGGCGTGGCAGCTTCCAGTATTGGTTTATTAATGAAGCTTCGTGGTCATGATGTAGCCATGATTAAATGTGATCCATATTTGAACATTAATGCAGGTATTATTCGCCCTGGGGACCATGGAGAGGTTTGGCTTTGTGATGATGGCTCTGAAACGGATTTAGATTTGGGTCATTATTCCCGTATTGCTGGGATCAATGTTGGCCAAGAGAATATTTGCACTTCGGGTACTTTATACAAAGAATTAATTGAAGAGCAAGAAAGTGGCGAATATTTGGGCTCAACGGTTCAGATTTGCCCTCACATTACTGATAAAATCAAAAAACGTCTGTTAGATTTGGGAAAGAAGCATGACATTGTAATTGCTGAAATTGGCGGAACTATTGGTGATGCTGAATCATTTGCCTTTTTCGAGGCTACTAGGGAATTAAAGCAGTCTCTTAAGGACGATGTTTTGATTGCCATGGTAGCTCCTATTTTGTGGATTCCAACGATTAAGGAGTTCAAAACTAAACCTTTGCAAAATGCCGTTAAGGATTTACAAAGACAGGGCCTACAACCTGATGTAATCTTCTGTAGAGTCGATAGAGAGGTTCCAGAGAAGATATTGAAGAAAGTATCGGATTTAACCAACGTCCCCAGAGAACGTGTTTTTGACGCTCCTGATGTGTCCTCTATTTATGAAGTCCCTATTTCTTTCTATGATAGACACGTAGATGACTTATTTGTTGATTTATTTCGATTAAAACGTGGTTCTTGTCGCATACAAAAGTACAGGGATGTAGTTGAAAAGTTGGTCGAAAATGATTTTCCAACGGTTAATATTGGTATTTTTGGCAAATATGACAACTGCGATGAGGCTTATATTAGCTTAAAAGAGGCTTTAATTCATGCTTCTATTGTGCATAATGTTAAGGTGAAAATTGATTGGATTAAAGCTGAAAAATTAGAACAATATAAGGATATGCGTGGGGTTGGGTCATTTTTTGAGGGGTTACATGGAGTAATTATCCCAGGTGGTTTTGATGCTCGTGGAGTAGAGGGCAAAATTAAGGCCATTCAATATTGCAGAGAAAAACAACTGCCATTTTTAGGCATTTGTTTAGGATTGCAATGTTCTGTTATTGAATTTGCCAGAAATGTTTGTGGATTAGAAGAAGCCAACAGCCTGGAATTTGATAAAAACGCCAAATGCCCTGTAGTCCATTATGTGGAAGGACAGGACAAGATCACTAAAAAGTCTGGAACTATGCGTTTGGGGGCTTATGACTGTGAATTAACCAAGGATAGTTTGGCATTTGAATTATATAAAAAGAAAACTATTAGTGAACGCCATAGGCACAGATATGAAATTAATCCTGTTTATTTAGAAGAAATGGCTAAAAAAGGCTATAAAGTATCTGGTATTAATCCAGACAGTGGATTGGTAGAGATTATGGAGTTGGATAGAAAAATACATGATTTTTTTATTGCTACCCAAGCACATCCTGAATTTAAATCAAGGATTTCAGCCCCTGCCCCATTGTTTGATGGGCTAATCAAGGCTGCTTTCGATAAATATAACACTTTGTAAATTACTATATAATAATATGCGATATAAAGAATTTTTACTTAATGAAAACCAAGCTTATTTAGGCCAAAAAGTTGGTGATATCCTAACGTCTGCTCATGATTTGAAAGACGAAGGGAAGAATATGGGCAGCAGAGACTTAATGAAGTTCTCTGAGAAATTGGTTAGTGAAATTAAACGAGTTTTGCACTCTAGTTGGCCTAAAGAGTGTACTAAATATCTTAAATCCCTTCAAAAAGTTGGTGTGGGGATAATGAAGTGTATTGATGAAAAAGGAGATCTATATCAAACAATTATCAGTGCATGTGCGGAATTAGAAAAAACAAGTAAAGCTTTGGGTGTTCCGATCAATAAATTTGCTTCACCTGATATGCCCTCTGATGAGCCTGAATCCGCTGTTGGCAAATCTGAAAAGATGGATAAACCAGAACAACCTGCCGCACCTGAGGCTCCACAAGAAGTGCCACAAGAACCCCAAATGCCACAACAATAATGGCTGAAATTATTCATTATGACCCAGTAAGTAGGGAAACTTGGATTCCTTCAAGTGGAGTTGAGCCACCTTATTGGGCCAGAGAAACGTCTGAGGCTAAAAATTATTGGCATAGACGGAGATTAACAGATGATTTATTGGGGAATAGACAAGTAACTCCTTATCTTCTTGATGCTGGTTATTTTTATTGTCCTTATATACCAACAATGAAAACTCCAACTGTTGTTGATCCTGATGTTTTTAAAGTCAATAAAGGCATTATGACTCGATACGGCAAAAAATTAATAGAAGAAGGCCAAAAATATTATGGCAAAATTTCTTTTTAACTAGGCAATTCGCAAAAAGACCAATATTTACCCAAAACAGCAACTCTTTCGATAAATTGAATAGGGTCTACTGGTTTGAGAATATAACCAGAGATACAATTTTTATAAGCTTGTTTTTTATCAATTTCTTCTGCAGATGTTGTTAAAATAATGACTGGATAATCACCGTGTTTTGTATCTCTTAGCCATTCTAAAAATTCAATTCCTGACATTCTGGGCATATTTAGATCTAACAAAATGATTAGACTAGAGATTTTTATATTCTCAATAAATTCTTTGGCTTCAATTCCATCATTTACATAATAAACATCATTAATTAGATTGATTTTTTTGAAAGCTCTTCTGATGTTTTCCACATCAATTTCATCATCTTCGACCACCAAAACTGAAAAATTATTCATTTTCATCCTTAAAAAAAGAATCTTCTAAGGTTAAAAGCTCTTCCAGTGCCACACAAGTCCATTTTCCATAATTTAATTGGTATTTAAATCTATAATCATTTAATTCTTCTTTTTGAATGAAAACCAACCATGGTTTGTGGTCTTTTTTCCACAACAAAAGTGGTTTGCGATTACAACGTTCAGCATCTTTGGTGGTTTGACTTAAAAAGCCGTCTAGCTTGCCATTGCCTTTAACGAAGATTGCATTAAGGTCAATGTCGTTGTATCCGCCTTTTGATTCTAGAGCGAATTTGAAGCCCTTGGGGACGATTAAATCGCCAGAAAAGATTTCAGCAGCATGTTGGGGCAATTTAGCCTGACTCCACCGGGCACCAGAGCCAACTGTACGACTAAAATCTTCCCCAAAACGGGCAGTTAAGAGTTTGGCAAGACTTAGCTCAACACGGTTGCCTTTGGCTTTGCCATTTACTTTCTTTTTCTTTTTATTTTTTTTGCCGACGATATCTTCTATAAAATAATCGTCGTCTTCGCTAAAGTCCATACTATTATATAGTAAGGATTTTATATATTCAGTTGCACATCATTTCTGGACATACTTTGTTTTGGAGGAAAAGTATATTCCACAAACAAAATTAGATGGTTTTTCAAAAACTTGTATTTCTTTTGATTTAATTTCTTGGGACATTTCTTTTTCTAAAACAATTATATTGTCTGAATGGTATGCCACATGAACTGTTTTCCCTGCTTCTTTTATTTCAAATACGGTTAAAGTAGCAATTAACTTATCTTGAGTTTTTCCTTGAAATTCCGAAGCTATTACAATCCATTGTAATAAGGCTCCAGAAATTAACATAGACACAGCGGCAAATAATCTTGCCTCTGACTGGAACATAAAGACGATTCCAAACAAACCAAAAACCAATATTAAAGCAGCAACAATGTCTGAAGGCATTTTTTATCTTTTATGAAAAAAGCCGTGCAGCAATTTTCATGCTGCACGGCTTAATGTTTTAATTACTATTATTCGTAATCTTCGAGGTTGAATAAGTGGCATTCTTCTGGGATGCAGGAACGTGCATAGGAGCGATAGCTGTTGAGTTGGGTGATAAACCAATACCATTTTTTGGGGAATTGTGGTTGAACACGATTTCCCATAGCGTCAGTAATCACAAACACGGCCTCTGGATATTTGTCTTTAGCCGCAATGGATTGAATATGTGTTTCGATAATGTCGAATGCCGTACCACCACCACCATAGACTTTTCGACTCTCTAGAGTGGTTTCTTGGACCGCCGTATCAAAACAGAACAATCTTACATTGAATCTGTCCGTTGGCAAACTTAAAGCTGCTTCAAAGAATCTGTCTTTTAGCCCCCAACACGAACCAGAGGTATCCAAAAAGAAATGAACGTCAATTTTGCCTTTTTCAAAATCTTCATCGTCAACTTCCATATCACTAGGCAAAAACATTGTGGATGGCAATAAAGCTAGTCTACGACTCAATCTAGCCCATTGCTCAACATCTTTGTCTTTTGGCTTGCAATATTTCTTCGACCAATTCTTGATAACGGTTTCCCATTTTCTTTTCTTTTTGACTTTGGCGGTTACAAAAGTCCAAGAACCAGTGCCCGATGCCGATCTACCCTTTGCAGGGTTGCCATCTTCATCCTTTTCGCCTTGAAAGTGCTTTTCGACAACATCTTTCAAGCTTTCCTTTTCTTCGTCGCTAAGCTCTTCGTTGAGTTTGTCAATAATCTCATCGAAATTTTCATCATCTTCAAGATATGTATGATCGTCTAGTACGCCATGCGGCATGCTGCCCATACCATGTTTACCCGAACCTCCTGCACCACCCTTACCACCTTTTTTACTAATTAAAATGGTGTATTTGTCGAAAAGGTTGTAGTAATACTCAAACATTTCATCATCAGGAGGGGTTTTGCCCTCATATTTTTCACCTTTAAAAACTGTGTCTATCCAACAAAGTTTTTCTTGGCCAATAATCTTGTCGCGTTCAAATCCGAATGAACGACACAATAGATGATTAACAACAACGTCCATAGCAACGTTGCCAGCTTGCTTATCATGAGCATCACGGAAACGAGCCCCGTGATTTAAAATCACATGCAATGCTTCATGGCAAATTACGAATTGTTTGTTGTATAAGTCTAAGCCTTCCCAAAACTTGGGATTAAACATAAACATAACTAATTTACCATGTCGATCAAAAGCCACTGCAGCAGTATCAATTTGATTGGTAAAAATTGGCTTGCCCATATCCCATAGCTTATAAAAAACAGCATGGTGACATTCCAAGCTACGGGCCAAGTCAAACCATTCTTGACGCGAAATCTTGGTAGTGATGGGTTCAATGAACTTCCGTTCAGGGGTGGGCTCAATTGCCTCACCCTCTGCTACAATAGCCCCATTAGCAATTACTTTTGGGGTTTCTTTATTTTCTTCTTCGGACATTAGTTGCCTTTCCAAAGCTTATGGCCAATGTTGTTCTCTTCGATTTTCTTAATCAAATCAGAGAACTTGCTACCATATCGTTCGACAATTTGATTATACGTCAAATTGCCGTCTTTGTCCGCAATTTGCAACAAACAAGTGTTGATAATTCCAGGCAACTTAGCCAAGGGCTTAATTGTGATGCTGCTGCTGAAAAATGAGCTAATGATTTTGTTAAGCATACCCAAAGTGCTTACAGCTTCATCGGTGGTCATGTTGCCAGGAACATTTTCCTCAATTAAGCGGAAAATTTGCATTCTTTGTTCCGAAGTATCAATTGGCATTTTGTTGAAGCGGTTTAAGTCATTGGCCCAATCCGTAGATTCCGTTTGCCCAATATGGGGATCATCTGCAGCAACAATTTCCGAATCATCATTAAATGCCTTATTTAATGCTTCATCTTCGGTCAGTGCTTTCTTAATTCTACGAACAAGCTTTTGGTCAGCAGCAGCTTCCACAATTGCCCGACAAACATCGCGGAAAACCGTCACTCTGCCCATATTATTCATGATAAAGCGACAGCACTTTTCATTTGCATTGAGCAAAGAACCTAACTTTTCTTTGGCGAGCAAAGGAAGATAAAATTCCATCATTGGTACAGTTTCAGGAATGAACTTCATGGCTTGCGTGTAGTTGTTTTCGTTGCTCAAAAACAATCTACCACCAGTGCGGTCCTTTGCTGCCATATAGCTTTCCAATTTTTCAGTAATTGGACCAGTGCTGAGCGATTGGACCAATTTGGTAATATTGGAAGTTGCAGGCAAAACATCGCGAATATCTCCGCGAAGCTTATAAACCTTGAGAGCATATTCCAATCGGCGTGGAGAAACCAAATTCTTGATTTCATCGCTCAATCCATTCCACCACTCAATCGAGGCATCAGCGGTACGATCACCAAATGCCTTGGCAAACCAATCGCGGTCTGGAGCATAGGGAATATTGATCTTAATGTGAAAACGATCTTCTTGAGCGGGGTCAATTCGCTCAACATCGTATTCTTCTTCATCATCGGGGTTAATTGCTGCCCAAACAATTTTCAAATTTGGGAACCGCACACCGTTAATGGATTTGAATTGCATCAATTCCATGACAGCATTACGGACCTTCTTTGGCGAACGGTTGAATTCGTCAAAGAACAACGCTTCAATTTCGTTAGTGGCAAATTCCTTGGGGCGAACCAATTCAAGGTGGGTGATTTTTTTGGTAACAATCTTACCATCATCCCCTTCAACATCGAAATCGGTTTCAACCGCTCTTGGGACGCCCACAAAATCCACCCAGGGGTCCATGGTGGAAGCAGAAAAATACTTCCAATTCAAATTAGCTCTTTCAAATGCCGCCTTAACCAAAGATGTCTTACCAACACCGTGCTTGCCAACCAACAACACGTTCAAACCATGTTCAACCCAAAAATCCAACTTATGGTCCCGAAGCATTCAAAATCCCTTTCGTGTCAATAGAAGACACATTAAAAAAATATACCAACCAGATTAGATCTCGCCTCTATTTTATACCATGCATTTTTGAGAAGTCTATTTCAAATTTCAAAAAAATACGCCGATTAAAATCGAACGATATAAAATGGCTTGTGCCACCAAAAGACACATCATTGAAGATACATTATACCAAAGATTTGGTCAAATGAAAATTTCTAATTGGTTTTTATCAGAAATAAAGATGTTTTCGGCTATGGTTAATTTGAACCAAACGTCGTAAATGCCTGCGGTCAAATCACTTGTGTCTAAAAGATAGTGCCATTTACAGGCATCTCTATTAGATACTTCCTCTTCATCTACCACTACTCTAAGATCTTGTTCAACTGGTAGACAATCCCCACAGACTTGTTTTATTGAAATTTTTAAAGTTCCAGAAGCTATCAGATTATAATAGTAGCGAACTAAATCTGATCCAGTTGTAACATTTGGCGTTACTTCAATAGTAATGTAGCGTTTTGACCCCAAAGAAACTCGATTTGGCATAAAGCCGAATGAATAGTCATATAATAATGGTCCATCGGCAGTAAACCATAAACTAGGGTTAATTCTAAAATAATGTTCATCAGTGGCAGAACAGTCTTCTTCTTCAAAATCAAGATACCAAACGTCAATGTAATCACCAATTACATAGTTTGGGTGGGATAATGCGACATCCACATGATATTTGCCAGTTTCATCATTTTCAATATCAGTAATGGTTTCAATTAAAGTTCTACCATCGAGATTAGAATCACTGATGTTGGCCGAATCTAAATAATATATTTCAACTTTTTGAACGGCTGAAACATTGGTAAATTGATTAGAATTAATGGTCCACAATCGTAAAGAAAGGGTATCACCAATTACAGGACTTTGATTTCTTTCTTTAGCCATTATTTGTTCTTTTTTGCTTTTTTGGAAATTGCTTCGTTTTCTTTGTTTCTTTGTTCAATAAATTTATTTATTAATCCTACTCGTCTTCTTACAGGTAAACTAAGAGTTTTTTCTGGGTCAAGTCCAGTATGGTACAACAAAAAAAAGATTTCATCTTCAATCCTTTTTTCTAGGACTGATTGGGCTTTTTCTCGTTCTTTTTGACCCGAGGGAAGAAAAAACTGGCACCCATAGGCATACCAGTGCTGAAATCTTCACCACAATGACGACATTCAAGTTCAATTTGCGTGTCCATTCCAAAAGGAACATCATTGATTTTTCCTCTCAAGAAATTAACATCGCTAATTGGTAGACTCTCTATAATAGACATGATTTGATGCTTATCAGAAATCCCTTCAACACTAGAAATTAAAACGGCCATTCTGTATAAAGAAGTATCGTCTGAGTCATCATCAGAGCTAAAGTTATTTTTAACTTTGCGATCTTTATAAGCTTGGACTGTGGTTTCATCTTTTCCGCGAGCAATTTTATAAACAACTTGTAGTTGACTGTCTGGAAGAATTAAATTCAAGTCGTTTTGATTAAAATCCTCTGGACAGTCATTGATTTCAAAACTATTTAATTCAATGACAGTAGTGAATTTTTTCTCACAATTTGGGCATTTAATTTCAACTTCGTAGTCTGTACTGTAGGAAATGCCTCTAATATAAACTAAAATATAATCTCTATCAACAACCAATAAATTTTCTGGTCTATATTTTTCTTTAATACAACTTTCTAAAATCATATCAACAATTTTTCCTTCACGGAAATAACGAGTGGTAGATAAAATTTCTTCTTCTTTTCCTGTCATTTTGCGAACGTGAAGAATACCATCTTGTGGCCCTTCATTGTCATTATAAAAGACGCCTAAAGAAGGAAGTGAAATTTCATCATATTGATGAGATGATTCTTTTAATCTATCTATAATGGCCTTAAATTTAACACTATCAGAAGACTCATAATCTTGGGAAGGTTCATTGCTGAATTTAATGGGCCGTGGCTCTTGTTTTGGGCTTTTAGAAGAGTTTTGGCGTTGTTTTGGTCTTACTGGTTCATCATCTCCATCTCCATCATCTTCATTGATGGTAGACATAAGTCGTTCTAAAAATTCTGGAGGGGCATTTCCTTCAATCTTAAAAGGAGCATCTACAAGAGGGTTTCTGGATGATTGTTGGGTTTTTGGCTCATCATCTTCGTCCATTTCATTTTTTTCTGCCATAGCTCTCATTTTTTGAGTTCTATTTAACTTTTCTAAATTCTTGGCAGCTTCAATTTCTTCGGAGCTAATTTTTGCTCTTGGGCGGTATACTTCTTCTGACATTTAATTCTCCAAACTATATTAGGTTTATGCTATCGACCTTTCTTTAATCTAGTAAAACATGCAAATTAATCTCTTAAATGTTGAAGAATTAATATTTTCAAACAAAAAAATCCATAAATTACTTCCTGAATTTGCCCATTGTTTTGATCAATGGAAGATGTCTAAAAGAATTCCAGCACTTAAAAACTTAGGGAGACAAGCTTTAATTGATTTATTAGCTGAGATTTCCAGCGAAGATACATCTAAATTAGAGCTTTTTTTTAAAGAAAAGATTACTATAGATAAGCTAGACAATCAAATAATTACGAATCAAATAACAACTTGCGATAAATTACAAGAAATTCTCTGCAAGCAAGTAGACTTTCAAGATTTTTGTATTTCTAGAAAAGGTGAGCAAGTTTATATATCATTTTGGAGATAATTTTAATGCATTATTTATTTTTCTTTTTAGCAGTAATCGGTTGCACCAATATCATTGTAGAAGGCTCTATTTTCAATAAACCTAGAGATTTCATTAATGTTCATTTTCCTGCATTTTTCAAAGAATTAATTGGCTGTTGGCAATGTTGTGGCACCTGGATTGGGGCCTTATTTGGCTGGGCCTTATTAACATCCGATCCCACATTAAATGAACTTCTACAACATGTTTATTTTGTTAAAACAGCCATCGTTGTCCTTTCTAGTTTTGTGGGTAGTTGTGTGGCTCATTACAATGCTCTTTTTCTCCAATTAGTTGAAACGTTTTTGGTAAATTGGATTAACAAGGAGTTTTCTGAAGATGAAAACCCCAGATAAACAATATCGAGTTTTTTGTAGTGTTTGTTCATTTAATTCTGTTGTAACCGATGCACAAATTAACAGCTATATAGAAGTTCAACAAACCATCATTCAAAGAAATTTGGATAAATTAGAAGACAACAAACTTGTTCCTCATAAAAAAATTAGAAGAATGAAAAAGTTTAAATGTCCTAAGTGCGGCAAAGGTATATTTACCCCAAAACCTATAATAGAACCAACCGATGAAGACCAACATAATATTGCTTGATGTTAAACAGGCATTAAGGGATCATAGATTTAGAGGAAGCCTGCCAGAAGGGTTTAAGCCCCTTGTGGACAAATACCTACAAAATCCTTCTTGTGGATGTAATATTCCTTTATATAAAAAACTATTCAAAGAATGTAAAAAACAATTAGAAGATTTTTATCCTGATAAGATCGTCGAAAATGTTGAACAAGAAATTGAAAAACTAGATGAAAACTATTGGACTGTCATTAATTGTCATGTAAACGAATTAGAGGATGAGCTTAAAAAACTCCCCGCAGGACGTAAACAGCTAGCAATTACCAGATTTGAAGATCAAATAACCGTTGTAGTAAATGAATTAGATGTTCTTTAAGCTCTTTGACGGGCCATAACCCAATCTGGTCTAATAACATAGGTATTGGGCATTGGTTGCTCTAAATCCCAGCCTTGTGAGGCAAATCGTTTAATTAGGTGTTGATAGAGTTTTTGACGGCTGGGTTCAGAGGCAGTGAATTCTAAACCCATAAATGGTCTTGTCTTCTTAACGAATTCATTAATGATAGCCAATACAGTGCTAAAAATAGCAAAAGCATCTCCTGTATTGGTAATTCCAGAATCATATTGAATTTTATTTAATTTAAGGTAAAAATCAACAATATATTCCCCGCCACCAGAGGCGTTGAATTCAACTATATAAGTTTTTTTATTAACAACAAATTGGGCTGTTTTGCCTTCTTTATTGCTAGATTTCCAGATATAATTGTTGACGGCATCAAATGTTTCTAGCCAAGCTCTAAATTCCATATATTATTTATTGTCGGAAGCGTAAATTTGTGTGTTATTCTGTAATGTCTTGCAAATACCCATCATTTTTTCTGGATAAGCTTTATATTTGCTTATCTCAATAGGCCATGTATCGTCTTTGAGTCTTCTTCTGCCTAAAAAAAGAGCATTTTGGTAAAAATGATAAGCTTTATTGATTTGTTTTATTTCCAAGTAAATATCACCCAATAAACACCAAAATTCAGCCATTAATGGGTTTATACTTAAACAATCCATTAATAGTCTTACAGCTTCGCTAGCATTGTTGTCTACAGCAAAATATACACTTGCTAAATAATACTTGATAAAAGTAATTGGCAAGCTGTCTTTTGATTTATAAATGAAATCTAGGGCGGTTGTCTTGAACTCATTATAATTTTTGGAAATCAAATAATCACATGCTTTATAGTAAATTAGTTCTTTAGAAAAAGGTTGTTTTTTATTCCAATGAGTTAAATATTGATCAATGTCAATGTTGGAGCTTCCTTTAGATTGAATGATTACATTGGGAACAACTTTTCCTTTATCAGTAATTGATTCATAAACGAAATTTTTGAATTTGAGATTATATGATTTTTCCCATAGTCTGACTGGTTTAGTTATAAAGCCATTATTTAAGACATAAAAACTGTAGACACCTTTTGTTTCGGTGAGTTTTTTAATTTGAGCCTGATTGGTGATTATTTCCCACGGCTCTAGCCAAAGAATCCATTCCTCTGATTTTTGATTGAGGATGTTTCTGGCTTCACTTAAATTGGAGCCATCATATTTAAAGAAATTGATTTTTTTACTTTTGCATATTTTTTCTGTCTGGTCTGTACTTCCTACATCAATTACTTGAATTTTAGAGTTTAATGAAGATATGGACTCAATCGTTTTAGCGATTGTTTTATCGTTATTAAACGTTAGTAGATTTGTCGTGATCATTAAATTTGGCTTTAATTAATTCCTTAAATGCTTCGGACAAATGGGGATTATTTACATTCTCATAGTATTGCTGTAGGGTTTTATAGGGCCTTTCTATATTGGGCTTGTCCAGCATTTCTAAAAATATTTCAATTAATTCCACGTAAATATAAACCCTTTACACTAAATTAGTTATGTCGATTGAAAGAATAAGCAAGAAAAGAAAGATGGATTATATGATAAATTTCAAGAGGATCAATGAAAAACGAATACTTAAACAATCGAGAACTAGAGAAGTATATTTGCTTATTTCAACAAACTAAAAAAGACAAAACAAAATACGAGATGTTTTTAACAGAAATTAAAGAGTGTTTATTGATAAATGAACGAAAAATTCCAGAAACTTGGAATAAAATTAACCCCTTATACGATCAAACATTATTGGACTTTGAAAAATATGAGCAATGGCTGACCAACGCTTTTTGTAAATTATCTCAAAACTTAGCTGGATCTAAAAGATTTAGATTTATTGATATAGATGATGCTATACAAGAAGGAATTATTATTTGCTTCTTAAAATTAGATGGATTTGTTCAGGGAAGAGGTAAGGCATTTAGTTATATGACAACCTGTGTTTTGAACCATTTTAAGCAAATGTATCGTTCTGCTAGAAATTATAATGAATTCAAAAAGAAGTATCAAAATTACTATGAAATTAAATACGAAGATAATCTAGTAAGTAGCCTTGGTAGCCAAAGACAGAGAAAACCTAAAAATAGTTCTAAATATTCAAATAAATCTTAATTTATTTGTTGATTTAGTTAATTAGATAAATATACAATATAAACAAACTAGGAATTACAAATATGAAGGGCAGTTTACTTGATATTTTAGAGAGACAAGAACTTATTCAAAAATTAATTGACAAAGGACATGGTGAATTAATTGAAATATTTCTTATGAATGAAAATAAAGTATATACTAAAAAAGGGCGACTTAATAAAAGTGGAGCCTGTCGAGCATTGGGATGTAAACCAAAAGATCTACAAGAAAAATTAGACGCTTGTAGAGAAATACTTAAAAATGAATTTCTTAGTGAGAATTAAAATTCTCTTGGCGAGATGAAACTATTGGTTCCACCACTGCCACTTCCACTATCATTACCCTCATCTATATAAGCTCTGGCATACCGTAGCGTTAAATCACATGTAACAACATCAGAGTGAGCCATATCCAAAACACCAAAATCTATTTGTTCTGGATATACGTTTTCGTAAATCCAGGTTTCTATGTCTTTTCCGCAACCATCTAGCATAATTAATTTTACTCTAGATTTTTGAAAAGCTTTATAAAACTTAATTTTTCCATTTTTTGCATCATAGTAAGTTTTGAGCCATTTGAAGACGGGATTCATGCCTTTGGTTTTTGTGGTCCAGAGTGTAACATTAATGGGACGCCATTCTGGTCTGGAAGGAATTGATACCGTTTCTGTTAAGTGATATTCTTCCATGCTACGGAAAGAAATAACAGGTCTTTGGGCTTTCAAAGGAGGCAAAATAGATATGCCGACATCTTCCCCGCCACAAACATCTGGTATTTCTAATATCCATCTAAATTGTCTTAAAAAACAATTATCTGCAGTGCCCAAGCCATTTAGGCCCATCTTTCGTTTAGTACCTGATGCTTCTGGCATTTCACTCCTTTAACAATAAATGGGATGTGGAATTAACCACATCCCATTTATAAAAGTAATATTAAATATAAATTTAGCAACCACGGCAGCAAACTTGCATTCTTCCGCCTGGGCAATAATTGGTATATTGAACATCAGAGTATCTTAGAGTCAATTCAATTGTAACTTCATCAGAAGCCGAATAATCTAAATCGCCAAAGTTAACTGATTGAGGCCAAACATTACCAAGTTCCCACAATTCCATGGCTTTACCGCAACCGTCATAAAGTCTCAAGCGTGCCAATCCTGCATAACCACCGCTACCGGAAGTTCCAGAACCACCAACGCTTTGACCCTTAACGGAAGACATATGTAAACCAACTGGGTCAGTAAAGTTGTAAATTGTTGCCAACCAACTGAACAAGGTTAATACGTCGCTACCGCCACTACCGCCTACGTCAAAATAGGTGACAGTGATGCTTTCCCAAGTTGCTTTACCAGGAATCCACATTCTTCCGTGCAAATAATCAATTTGGGTTTCTTCTAAGCTTAAGTTTGGACGAGAAGCACTCTTTACGAAGTTTTCAGGAATTGAAACGCCACCGCAAGGAGAAATTAATTCAAACGTCCAACGAAATTTTCTTTTAAAGACAATATCAGGATCGGCAATTCTGCCAAGCCCCATGTCACGACCACCGCCACTTCTAGGCATATTTCTCTCCTATATTAATTAAAATGTATCTGCGTTTTCTGTGAAGCTACCAGTTCTGTGAACTGAGAATTCTAAGAACATAAATTCAACAGCTTTTACAGGTTGGACGCCAATTCTTGCTCTAAATTCGTTTCTATCAATAACATCGGAAGTGTTTAACTCTTCGTCTGCTTGGATAATAAAGTCGTAAACCCCTCTACCAACTTGTACTTCTCTCAAGATTTGAGTGGCAATGGTAATGAATTTACCTCTGAATATTTCGTCATGAGGATCGAAAAGGAGTGAGCGAGAAGCTGTTCTAATTCTCTTTTCGATATAGAACATTAATCTTCTAACATTAATTCGATCCAATGCAGTCGGTGTACGTTGCATTGTTTTTTGACCCATAATTATATATCCATCAACATCTGGAAATTGAACAATTACGTTCAAGCAGTTGTTGTTTCCATACATTAAATCTCTAACAGGAAGTGATGGACGGTTGTAGACATTCTTAATCCCTGGAACAACGCCTCGCGTTTGACCCGCAGGAGCCATCCAAGGCTTGCCTAAGAAGTCAGAACGAGCAATAGTTGCCATAGCCGAACCAGAAGGTGGAACCCAAACATCAACCTTATTAAAGTTGTCACGGATTTGAACCCATGGCCAGTACAAGGCACCGAAATCAGAGTCAAATCTAGTGGTATTCAATGGATGAACACCATTTTGCCAATCAATAGATTCATCTTCTGTTAAACCGAATGGAGGATCAATAATCGCCATGCAATCCATACGATAGTTTTGGCAGAAATCCAACGTAGCAGTAACAACAGTTGTGCTTGAGTGGCCAGGGATTGCAATTAAATCAATGTCAATTTGTTCTGGGTCAGACAAGGCATAAATACCAGTTGAAGCAATATCACTTCCCACCAATAAATCATCTTGATCATCAGGATCAGAAGGAATGCCGTCAACACCACCAGTTAGAGCATATGTGCCGTCTTTTGGTGGTGCTGGTTCATCTGTGTTGTCTTCAACTAAAATGAAATCAGAAACCAATGGTAGGTAAGTCGCTACATATAGGTTACTATCAGCATTTTTTGTTAAATTGCCCCAAGCTTCTACTTGTACGCCATTGTTATAAACTTCCAAGGAGAATGTTCCATCACGCTTGTTGTTTACAACCTTAACTTGAGTTTGATTTCCCTCGATACCAGAAGAATCAGCCTTAAGTAAGAAAGAATAAACCGAAGAATCAGAAGCAACACCAGATACGATACCAAATGTTTCAATACCAGTAGTTCCAGTAACACCACTTGGGCTAGAACCTTTAGCTGTTAAGTTGTCAAATCCAAATAAACCATCGGCTGTGCTATCAGACTTAATTAATAATTTGGCGTCACGACCATGATGAATAGTCGAGAAAGTTAAGTTGTTACCAGTTGCAGAAGCAACCCAACCCCCAGGCAAGTCTCCAGATTCAGAAGCTCTTTGACTGTTAATTTCAGAAACAACATCGGCAAGTAAGTTGTCAGTGCCTTCAAGTGCTGATAAGTCAATAACTTGAACAACATTGTCAATAAGAACGTTATCGGTTCCAGAAACAACGATTTCTAAGTTAAGACCAGAAAGACCCGTAAAATCATAATGACCAGGAGTTTGATAGCCAACATCTGGGAAGCGGTCCAAGTCGCCTGTGGTTTCGCCTTGCGTCATGCCAGTTCCAAGACCAGTAACGCTACCTTCTCCATAAATTGCATTTTGAATGGAAACAAGTTCTAAAGTAGAACTTGAACCATAAGCAAAAGTTGTTTTTACAGCAATATGTGGGTCGGCGTCATCTGTGAGATAAAATACAATTCCATCTTGTTCAGACAATTGATCGTTTAATTCATCTCTTAATTCGGCTGCTGTATAAACTTCTTCCGCAACAATTAAGGTTTTTGAACTTAAATTGCCATTTAATTTCCATCTGAAGAATGAATCATCGCTAAAATCATAAGGTCCAGCAGTATCGGACGTGATTTTAATAACACCACCAGCAGCGGGAATGTTTTTAGAAGCAATTACTGCTTGTTCGTCATTTGTAGCTTCTTCTTGTGCTACACGGACAATAAATAATTCAGTGGCAACTAACAAATATTGCTCAGCGGCATAAATCAAATATGGATCGCCAATATCAGGATGAGGATATCCGAAAATAGTGTGTAATTGTCTTGTTGTGTTGATCAATGTTGGAACATTGGTTGGACCTTTGCTGCTAAATCCAACTAAGCCCGCACGATGAAAGCTTTGCTCTGCAGGCACAAAACTTAAATCTTTTTCAGCGATTCTCACGCTTGAGCTAATCATATTGGAAGGTGGAAACCCTCTTAAAATGGCCATAGTTTATTCTCCCTTTAATTTGTTTAATGGCAACAAGCCATTGCTAATGTACTGTGTTTTTATTAACCCTGCTTTCTCTACTCTTTTTATATATTCAGTTGCACGTTCATCTTTACATAAATATTCGTTATTTCCTGAACCGATTGCTGGAATATTCTTTACAGCAAGCCTATCAGGAGCCTTCCCAGACTTAACAATAATCTGAATAGGACTTTTCGTTATATTCGTTATTTTTAACATTCTAAATCCCCTATAGATTCTTCAATTTTAGTCAAAACATCAAGAATCTCTTGTTCCTCTGTTCCCCCCAAAACAACATCTATCTTTGTCGTTAATACAGCCTTTCTTCGGACAATTGGTTGAGGTATAAAAGATTTAGCCAATAAATTAAACTGCCACTTAATAACTCGTAAATTTGAATCTCCAGGCTCAAAATCAATATTATTGCCAGAAGATTGTAGTTCTACTCCGATTTCCCAAGACACGCCCCTAACTTTTATATAGGCAATAGGAGAGAATTTTAGCATTATTTGCTCGACTATTTGATTCATGTCTTCAATATAAAATGTCCAAGCATATAAAGTATAAGAAATATCTACTGGCAACCCTTTAGCTACACCAAAAACTGTATCTCTGTCATGTTTGTCTTTAGTATGCATCCCAGGTTTGCCATCTGGACGCAAATATCTCATATAATCTAAGGCTTTATGATATGTGTATCGGTCTTGGTTGAATTGAATGTCAGAGCTATGAACTGCCATAATTGGCAATCTAATTTTATCCACCACCAAACTGTTGTCTTTTCGTACATTGCTTTGAACAATGGCAGCTACGGCTTTTTCCTGAGTCCCATATATGATGGGTACTTTGTGAGCTTGCCCATTTTCATCTATAACAACTATATTTCTAAATAAATCTTGAACGGCTTCATCTGTTCCACGAAATGCTTTTGTATAGCGATAAATATATTCACGATTAGGATTTTCCAGGTCATTAATGATTTGACCTGTTTGCATGGGATCACAATTTCTTTGTGCCCCAATATTATTTTTTTTGTTATTTTGTTCACAAAGATCCTGTAGAAAATCATTCGCCCCAGGAGGGTTTCTGAGGCTGTCAAGGTTTTTATTTCCACAAAATGGGGCAGGATTATCTAAATTGGGATAGGATTGCAGTGGACTTTGTGGAGTACATTCATGAAAATTAGTGTTTTGTGGATTTGGATCGTTCATATTTATAAAAACCTATGATTATTTACTAGTCTAAAGAAGAAAAATGAAACATTTTAATGTGAAAAAAAATAATATAAAAGTGCCTCCTATTATTTATATAATGGATGATAAAGGCATCAGGAAAAACCCCAATATCCCAAGAAAATTATTTACCGACATCAAACCTATAAATTCAGTTCAATTTGTTTTTGATGGACGAAGTTAAATAATATTGATGTTGGGTTTTGTTTTTGTGACTTGGCCATTTTCTGTGGTAGAAGTTTCTTGAAATTTAACACAAATTAATTGTATTCTAAGTGTTCCCCAAAGTTGGAACTGACTTAAATTTCTTTGGACAATCATCCAATCTTCGCCAAGGTGGGGGGTGTATATTCTAGATTGTAATTTTGGAGGATGACCAATTGCTTGTAATAAAGATTTATAATTCAACTCAAATGTAGCTTGGTTTAAACCGTCAATACCAAATTGATTTTGATGGTTTTGAGAAGCCTCGGGCTCATACGCAGCCCATAGTTGAATTGGAAATTTGGAATAAATTTTACCTCTATCTTCAAGGTATAGTTTATCTATAGTTTGATTTTGAATCATGCACTCATAATAATAAATGGGAGAACCACCACGACGAATTGCTTCTTCATCCCAAATGTTAAACAAATCATGTTCAACCGCATTGGGATTGTATTGCTCTATGCCTGAAAGCTGATATGGCGTTCCATCATTGTTTCTTATCATGAAATTATATAGTTTTCTAACTATACAATAAAAATTCAAAATAAAAAATTGACATAAGTCTTTAGTAAATAATGACTTATGATTAATCTGCACTAAGTTTGGGACCAACTTTTACGTTTCCGCCAATAGTAGGCGTAATTGCTGGTCCATTGTCAAAACGTTCCATCCAAAGTAAATCCCCACCAGTAACAGAAGTTACATAATAACCATAGACCGTAGCTGAGGTACTAAAAGAAAAGGTTTGTTGACTGTATACGGCTGTTGTGATTCCTGCGGTACTAGAGATGGACCATAAAGTTCCATAAAGAGTTACAGGGGCGTACCCAGCCTCTGTAGATTGAGTTAAATCTCCTAAACTGTGAGTATCAGCGGGCGTTAGATCGTTTTTATAAAGTCTTAAAACTCTATTGCCGTTGAGATTGGTCGCGGTCCCATCAGTTGCAATCATATTCAAAATATATTGCAACATGAGTATTTCGGCGGTATTCGGTACGACTATAGACATTTTATTCCTTTATTTTATTTAGTCTGCTTACAATATTTTAGTTAAACTCATATAATATTTATCTTATGGTAATCAAAAACAAAGATGGAACTGATTATAAATTGTCTGGTCCTAATCCACTTATGAAGGAACAAAACATAGAAAATGTTCCGTTCCTTGTGCATAATTTTGGACAAGATGAAATTACAGAAAAAGACAAAAATATAGATATGCCAGCCGTTTTAAAACCTAAAATACCTGAAAAACCTAAAATTGAGCCCAAAATAGAACAAAAGGTTGAAAACCAACCAGTTCCGAAAGTATCAATTAATTATACGCAATTTGCTTGTTCCCCCGTCATCACAAGACAAAGAAAAGACGACCTTTATGGAGATATTTATTCCACAATAGAATATTTAGAACCAATTATTTTTAATGGAATTGTTTTAGACCAAAGTGATTTTGAGTTCAAATTTTGGTCTGAACAAGAATTAAACGTTGGCTCTATTTTATACCCAAAAACACAAGAAAAGAGATGGTGGAAAATTAAATCACAACAAGTTGAACAAAAAGGTTGGACTTATTTATGCGATGTTTCCAGTCAACAGCCTGGATTTAGCTTTTAGTAGCCACAATTTTTGCCTTTAAGCCCAACCCCGTTAATTGATCTCGATAATCCTCTACAGCTTTCAAATAACCCATTTCACATATATCTGTTGTCATTTTAAGAAAAGCATGTAAATCTTCTTCGGTGTTTAGTTGTTGAGAAAGTCTTTCAATGATTTTTTCGTTTTTGGGATATCTGTCTTTTAAGAATTCAAACATAACTTTCTTAAAAGCCGCCCCTCTAGGATTTTGCAAAACATCAAATAAGCTCATTTCTTCTTCTTTTTCTTCTTTTTGGGTTTAATCATTGACTTGGGATCGCCTTCCCACTGAAAATCCGAACTTTTTGTACCGTCATAAACGGCATAAGTTGCACCAGCAATTTCTGCCAACCATTTTTTGAAAGTTAAATTATGCATTGGGATTATAAGTGTCAATTCTTTGTTTAAGGGCCGTGATTTCTTTTACATAAGGGGTTAAATCTTGTGGATTTGCATGGAAAAGATCTTCAACTTTTGCATAAACGTGTTGGAGTAATTTTAATGTTGGCCCACCTTGACTGGTTGGCAAATTAAATGCTGGTTGTTGCATAATTTCAATCCACTTGCCTTCTTGTGCCAATTTTTGAAGCATTTGTGAGGCTACAGGAGCAGCTTGTGTTGCTGTTTGTGTTGGTTGTTCTCCTGCTGGAGCAACGCCACCACTAGCAATTCTTTCTTTGAGTCTCTTGATACTAGAGCTTGCGGCAGCAATATCATTGTTTGTATATTTGCCATTGTGTAATCCAAGCTTAATACCATCAAATGTTTTTCTCAAATCGTTAAGGCTTGGTCCACCTTCTTGTTGTGACTTTTGGAATTGTGGGTGTTGTATTAATCCAAGCCAATCTTGATTTTTAATCAATTCATTGTAATCATTTGGAGCATTAGATTGTCCTTGTCCTAATTCAATTTCTTTAATTTTTCCATTGAAGTCTTGCTTAAATGTAGACAAAATGCCATCCAAGCTTAGATTTTTGCTGTTTAGGTTTTGCATGTATTTGTTGACTTCCGCTTCAGCTTGTTCTTCATTCATTCCTTGATCTAAATAGTAGATGGAGAGAGCTTGCATAATTTTGATAACAACTTCGGCTCTCTTGGATAATTCATCCATGGCTTTTTGAGAATCATGAATATCATCCATATCTTCTGTGTTGTTGTTTTGACGATTGGCATCATCAATGATGCTTCTAAGCGTTTTTAAGTCATATGGGAAAGCACCAAGACCAGCATTTGCCCATGACCGACGATTTCCCGCCGTTAAAGCTTCACCTGATTTTTTGTTTTTATCCATGATTTTGTGGAACAATAAATCAACAGCATTGACACCATCGCCTTCGCCATTAGATGTTTTTGCTTTGGTATCCATGGAATTAAATAATCCACTTAATCCTCTTCTTCTTCTTGTTCCGTTTCCAAGGTTTTGTTGCATAAAACTAGCAGTAAAATTTCTAGCTCTTTTGAATCTTTCATTGCTATCGGCCATTTTTGGATCTCTAAGATTTTCCAAAAAATCAATATAAATGGCTTGGTGAAGATCATGTATTAAACTTTTAGCAATAGTTCTTTCTAATGCAGACGATCCACCAAGACCGTCTCCAGAAACAGCATTGTTAATTCCATTGATAATATCAATAAAATAAGGGCCTTTCATAGGCATAGAATCTTCAAGTTTCTTTTTAGCTTCCAAATAGGCAGGATCTGTTGGGTCAAGGTATAATTTGCCTTTGGTGTTTCTATTTGGGTGCATAGCAGCCCCAATAGTTGTTGAGCCTTGTTGATATTCAGGAACTTCGACATAATCCTTTTGATGTCCTAAACGGTCTGAATCTGGAATATCGGCATCTGTAGGATGTTCTCCGTATTTTCTAAGGAATTTAGAGCTATTTAATATAGGAACTTCATTTCCATTCGCCAAGGTAGTGTGTGGCAAATATAATGGTGGATACTTAAAATCCACAGTATATGATAATTTTGACTTAGCTTCTTCCATTGCAGCAGACATGGCCTTGTCTTCTAATTTCTTTTTAGATAAACCTTCATTTTCAAATTCTTGTTTATATTTTTCATATAAACCATTTTGTTTAACAAAGTTTTTAACTTTGGTTGAGTCAAAATTTTTATGTAATTTAATTAAATCGCCTTCTGGATTGGCAGGATGTGGTGCCCCTCTTAGCTCACCTTTATCGGCCATTCTTAAAAGTTGATCTCTAGCAATTGCTTTAGCCCATTTTCTGATTTTTTCAACGTGTTGTAAATCTTTTTGTGGAATATTAGTCGATCCACTAAACTGTTCAGACGGCAAAAAATCGTATGTAAAACTTTCTTGGTTTTGTAGTTTTTTAACCCATTGTTTTGACAATTCATCTAATTTCTTTTCAACTGTCCAAGTTTCTTTAGGGCTAACACCACTGCCGAAATTGACTGCTTTCCAATTTTCTTTTGGTAATTTGCCATACATTTCATGTGCATTATGGTTCATCCAATCTTTTAATTTGGTTCCAAGAGCAGCAATATCTGGTGCTTTATATCCTTTTGTGGAATTGGGAATAATGCCATCGTCATCTTGTTTTTTGATTTCATGGCCAAATTTAGCACCACTTAAATCATATCCATATTTTCCTTTTTCTCCCAAAACATGTCCATGTTGGGTCGAAACATCAGGATGGTAATCATCATCAACTTCTGTTTCCAATTTGTGGATTAAACGATTGATGTTCATATTGGCATCAACTTTATGTTTTTTACCTCCAGGCCCTGGTTCACCAAATTCCATTGATTTGTTTTCTAAAGAAGAGTCAACGTGAGGAATTGCCTTTTTAGCTGCTTTGCGAGCCTCAATTTTAGCTCGGTTTTTAGCAGCCTTTTCAGACATTCCTTCGTTTTGGAATTGATTGAAAAACTTATCAACAAGATCGTTTTTTTCGATATAATCTTCGCGTTGTTTTTCTCTGTGTTTTAATGCTGTAATTAAATGATTGTTGTAGCGATCATGTAAAGCTTGTTTCCATAGTTTGGTTGGAAATTGTGAGAGATAATGCCAGTCATCTTGATCGAATTTAATTGGTCTTTTGGAATAATCGCCTTCCGCCATTTCTTTCAAAAGTTTTTTTCTTTCTTTGTAAAATTCTGTAAATGTACTCATTTTTTTAATGCCTTATGCTATTGATCGCTTAGTTTATATATTTAGCTCTTTTTCAAAATCTCTTACAATATATAGAGTAAAGGGGTACTAATGTCTAATGTTTTCTTCACCAACTCAACGGCTCAAAATTGTTCTAAGGGATGCTCTTCCTCAATAGGCCCATTAGACCCTCTAAATAAGTCGGAGATGAGCCCTAGAAAAAGTAGAGAAAAAGTACGTGAACAAATTAAAGACGCTGTTATGCTTAATTTGGGAGCCCCTAAAATTCAATTAGAGTTAGATGAACAACAATTAGATTTAGCCGTTGACCAAGCTTTAATGGTTTTTGAGGATTATTGCCCACAAGAATATTTTCAATATTACGTATTTAGAACTATCCCAGGACAGAGCGTTTATAAAATGCCAGCCGATGTAGGGGTAATTAGAGATGTATTTTATAAAGAAACCCCCAATTTTGCCTTCACTGGTTCTGATTTGGGGGGCGTTTTGCCCTTGGAATATATGTATCCAGGTGGTTCTGCAGAGGGTTGGTCTGGAGGAATGCACAACCCTGCTCAGCCTGTTTGGGGAAGAATGGGCGAATGGACATTATATAAACAATATGAAATAATGTATTCTAAGTCTTCTAGCCAAATCGGCGGCTGGGAATGGATTGGTGGACATGATCATATTAAGCTTTATCCAATTCCTTATGGATCTAATAGTGTAATTGTACATTATTTACAAAGACAACCAGATTTTAAATCAATAAATATGGCTATGATTGAAGGAGCCTTAGCTTTTGCTAAAATAATGTTGGGACGTATTAGAACGAGAATTATGAACCCACCAGGACCAGGAGGGGGACTTCAATTAGATGGACAAATAATTCTCGAAGAAGGCAAACAAGAGAAAAAAGAGTGGGAAGAAAGATTGTTGTCTAGATACGGTGGATTGGATTCAATTACATGGGGCTAAAATGAACTTTTCCGAATGGAAAAAAGAAAAAGATTCTACTCAAGACTCGTTGCAAAACGTGTCTCAGGAAGAATTTGCAAAAATTGCCAACAATTATTTTGCAATTAATTTAAATATACAAAAAACAGGCACTTTTACCGAAGCTGTTGAAACTAGTCGTTATGCTGTCGAAGTTAATTATCGTACAACAGCTAAAGAAGCTTCGGAAGGATTTGCTAAAATCGCTCTTGGATATGTCAGTGCAGCCCTTAAAAATGCTGGATTTCACACCAAACATGTTTTTACAGAGAAACCATTAAGACTTATGGTTTCCACAAGAAATTTTGATGACGGAGAATGGGTAGGCATTGTAGCTTGGAATCAAGAACACAATTGTTTTGTTATTTCTCAAGGTTTTTATAATCGTTTAAGAAAAACAGTGTCCGTTCAAAATACCAAAAAATGCACAGGCGATAATGCTTCGGACGTAGCTAAAGAATTAACTAATATGGTTCATCATTTGAAAAATCAACCTGACAGGCATCAAGATAAATTAAAGCCGGTTAGACTCCAGCCGGGACCAAAGCGATGAGAGTTTGGTTAGACGACGAACGTCCAATGCCCCCAGGATTTGATTTTCAGGCCAAAACAGCCCAAGAGGCCATTAGCTTGCTATCACAAGGCAAAGTTAAATTCATCTCTTTAGACCATGATTTGGGGGCACCAGAATCTGGCGACGGGACAATGGTGGCTAAATGGATTGAAGAAAATGCCTATCATGGCAAATTAAAACCATTGGCTTGGGAAGTCCATTCTGCAAACCCAGTAGGCCGTCAAAATATGACTATGGCTATGCAAAAGGCCGAACAATTCTGGAATAGCCTTAAAGAACAATTCCACAGAATTGGCAAAAATGGTGGACAAGTTTGGGGAAAAGAAGGTGCAGGTATTTTATACATTACACCCAAATCAGAAATTCTTTTATTAAAAAGAAATCCTCCAAGTGATAATTCAGGAACTTGGGGATTACCAGGAGGAAAACTAAAGTCTGGTGAATCAGCAATTGATGGAGCAATTAGAGAAACAAAAGAAGAATGTGGAGAATTTCATAAAGGTCAACAATTCCACAAGTATGAAGAAAAAAATGGCTTACATAAATTTACTGTATTTTTCTATTCGATCCCAAAATCATTTAATTGCAAATTAAGTAAAGAGCATAGTGATTATAAATGGATAAAAATAGAAGCTGCAGATCAACTACAGCTTCACCCAAAGTTAAAAGAATTTTTACCTTATTATAAAAAGGTAGTCCAACGAAGAACCTTTAAGGAGTGGCTTGGAACGGAGTAATAAAATCTTTTGGTTGCCTAACTTGTTCCATTATTTCTCCATAAGTTGTCATTTCATGTCCTTCATGGCAATATGGACAACAATATGGAATTATATCAATTATTTCTAATTCATCATAAATAGAAATTGGTAGCATTCTACAACCTAAACATTCCATACAAACTTCTTGTTTGTACGGAGTAAATAAAGTTAAAGAAAAAAGTAAACTATATTTCGCTAACATCTGTTTTGCTGTCTTCATCGTCTTTCATTCCTATTAATTCAAGTAATTCTTTTGGACTTCCAAGGTTTTTACCTTGACCTAAAGCTAAAACCCGTAAATCTTTTTCAATTTTGTCCTTAATTTCATTAGGAGCTAAATTCTTATATTTCAAAATAGAATTGCTTGTAAACGTGTCTTCTTGAGCCTTGGGATATTCAATTGGTTCTCCACGCAATCTTTTCAAACGGATTTCCCAACTACTTAGTTGTTGTTGTCCAAACAATGCAAGAGATAGAGTTTTTCCATCTAGACCCTTAGCCTTCCAAAACAATACTCTGTTAAGAATTTTGTTGACATAAGCATCATACTTTTCAGCAATTTTTTCGATACGTGGTTTGGCTTCTGGGAAATTAGCAATTACTTCATCTGCTTCCCCCTCAAGCCATGGACCCAACAATCTAGAATAGGACAAATTACCCAATAAGTGATGTTTCTTCACGTAATCAGGGCTTTTTACCTTAATCCTCTTGCCAGTATTTCTATCTCGAAAGATATAACCTTCAAAATCTTTATCTTCTGCATTCCCTAATTCAAACATCTTCTCAATTTGTTTATGATAAAGAATGCTATCGTAGGATTTAGCTCTTTGAACACCTAATTTTTTGGCTGTTTCATTTAATTCTGCTTCGGTTTGTTCCCGATGGGACTCAAGATTTCTAGCTCCAATTAAATGAAGACCATATTTTTCTGGTTTATATTGTGTTAAAACTTTGGATGCTTCATGAATAAACTCAAATACATAAGTATTTGTTACATCATTTGGCTCGAATTTAATTTGATCTACATATCCCTTAATAAGTTTCATTAAGTTGGCTTCTTTGCCGCGAAACGTTGTGATCGTCAAATTCATATCGAATTCGTGAGTAGACAACATTTTTCTGGTGTGGAATTCTGGGCGACGATAATCCCCATAAGGAAAAAACACACCCACAAAAGATCCATCTAGTTTTTCCAACATGTCTGCATTATTGAAATCAACAGGTGCAGCCTCAGGTTCTTTATCATTAAAGAATCGAGTAAAAGGAAAACTCTTAATTAAAGATAGTGGATCGCCATTCCAACCTGTAGTTGGTTTTTGAATGACCAGCCCACGAACCAAATGATTGTATTCTGTTCTTTTTCCTTGGATATAATTAACAATCCAATATGGACCCTTAGCAGTCGCAAGGATGTGCTGATCAGAGAACCATTGCTTGTCGCCTTCGATAAGCTTGTTGATTAAGACGCGAAGTTGGTCTTTTTCTAAAGATGTTGTTTCCATTTCAACTAAAAATCTGCTAAAAATCATCTTCCCTCAGTTTGTACAATCGAGACATTGCATTGTTCACTGCAACATCTATCCCTTTTTCTAACTCTTCTGGCTCTATTTGTACCATATTTTCTTCATCGCCAATCATTATTTTTAATTCATTGTATTTTATTGAAACAAGATGATTAGTAAATTCCGTTCCCTCTAGATATTTGGTCAACACTCCAGACAACAATGTTGTTGCTAGATGATTGAAGTTCCGATTAGAAGCTTCAAGTTTATTTTTAGTATTGTGCAATCTTACAAGAAGGATTGCTATAAAGGCTATAAGTGCTGAAATTAACATATATATTTAACAATTTTATTCCCTTTTATATACTAATCAACAATGTGTTTTTTGGTAAATTGAACAGCATGTTCTTTACACAAAACTCTTCGTCTAATTGTACCTTTAAAACGACCTTTAGTCATCTTATTTTCTACAGAAAACGCTACTGGATTTGTGCATCCATGTATATCACAGTGATAATTTGGGTGTGGCCCATTGGGAATCGGCTTTATAATCATGTTTATTAACCCACATTTTATGGAATGTTATGAATTTGAAAGTCGTTAATTCCTGGCAAATTAATGTTCAATTTTCCTTCTACATAAACGTCAATATAGGGGAAATATTCATTGTTTTTATGAACTTCAATCCCACGGCTTCCTTTAATCCTCAAAACAGTATTACCTTCTGGGCCATGTACCCAGAGGGTGTTTCCATTATCATCAAACTCTAAAACAGACACTGTAATTTGATGTTGCATTAAATAGCTGCTCTTTCTCTAATTTCGTTAAAAGTGTAACTTTTTGTGATTAATCCATTTTCAAACACTTTTACCAATCTATCAAGGCCAGCATCCGATTCCTTAATAGTTCGGAATTCTCCATTGCTTTCAACAAGCTTGAATCTTCCCGATTTAGAACGTTTACCACTGTCTGTAATGGGTTGTTTGAAAACGTCTCTATGAACTCCATTGATAGTAGCATCAGCACACTTAAAAGCAAATTTAAGGGTGTCTCTGTTAAGTTTTTGAAGTAATCCACCACCCGAACCAAAAGCAATATTGTCAATGCTCCATTTGTTGTCAACCAAAACTTTCAAAATTGGCTCTAAGGTTTGGAAATCAATTCCATCCCCTTGAATCAATCGAACGTGTGGGTCTAAAACTTTGTATCCCTTGCTATTAACTATAGTGGGGAATTTGGACGAAAGTATCGTCAAAAGTCTAAGTAAAACTTCGCATGGGTCGCCCGAATCAGGACGAATAATTAAACAACCATCTCTTTGCATGATTTGATCACGAAGAGAATCACCCCAATAATTTTCTGTGCAATTATAAATGTCAAAAGAATCACTAACACATGCTACCATCCCATCAGGATATTGAAGCAACATGTTTGCTAAAGCATCAATTTCATATTCTTTCATCCATGATGTAATAGTGCTGTGTTCACTGGCAGGACAGCTAAACCCAGCACAATCATCACCATAGACTTCATCAACAAAATCAAGTGCTGGAAATGTATCTGTTCCTCGGAAATTAACTAAGTGAGCGGCCCCACCAATTCTAGCTTGTTCCATGCACGATACACCACGGCAACCAAAATCATGCAATTTAAAGTCAACAAGCTCTGGTGTTCCGCTCATGAGAAGATATTTTAACAATATCTTTTTCATTTCTCGGCTTTGGGTTGCCACAGTGGTAGGATACCACGTTTGAACTAAGTAAGTTTCCAACCAATTAGTGAGCCAAGCAACCTTTTTATCATTGCTTTCAACCGTCATAAGACAATTATGAGTGGGAACAACGGTTCCTTCTGGGACTGCCTTAATTACAACAGGCAATCGGCCTTGATATTTATCAAGAATGTATTCCCAACCTTCACGGTTGAAATTATTATTATTTCCAAAGTGTTTTTGGCAACGTTTTTCCGTTTTGTCGATTCTAGATTTAGTGACAAATTCGCCTTCTAAATTACGAAGCAAATATTGAAGGCCAAAAAAGACCGTTTCTTTGAAGCCAAATTTAGGATCACTTCCACGGCTTTCAAAATAGGAGTAAATGCCCTCTGTGCCTTTGGGGTATTGTTTCCAGTGCGAGAATTTGTACGAATCTGTTAATGAGAGACAGTTTTCAAATATTACCACTTTTGAATTCCAGTTTTTTCTAATTCTTTGTTTTGCATTCTTAATACCGAAGATAAATGTGTTTTCTTAACTTGAAGCGTTGGTGTTTGTTTTTTTATTTCTTCTTCTACATCGATCAATTCTTGATGTACTTTTTGAGCGTCAAGAATTGCTTTGATTTCTTCTTTTTTCATTCTTCTTAAAAGATGGTTTCCATTGCTATGGGCATATCCCACATCTACTATGGTGCCCTCTTTGGCCGAAGATAACTGTTTTTGTATTGTTTTTGAGTAATTAAGTTGTTGTAGATCTGTTAGCTTGTGAAAATAAGATTTGCCTATAGTGGCAACCATGTTTGTATAATATGGACCTTCATATTGTTTCAAGCATTTAAGTTTTTGGTGTTTGTATCCATCGAGCCACATAAAGACAATATCATTTTGGTTAAATGTGTACATTAATGGCCCTAACGTCACATGGACAAAGTTTCATAATGGGAAATTAAAAATGATATTGAGTGGACCAAAGAAACTGTAAACAGGACAACGATACAAAAGACCTTTCCAATCTTGCCATTCAAGGTTTTTCCGATACCAAATAGGCCAAAACCAGTAAGTTACAAACCCAATCAAATACCAATAGGCAGTCCATGGAATACTAGCAAATGCGTTCATGATAAAATTCTACCATGAAAAACTCTAAATTCAATTTACTTATTGAACTTTTCCATAAGTTCTTCAACTGGGATGCGATATTTCATGACATAGGCATCTTCATGAACGCTTGTATAGGCATCTTTAATGATTTCTACAGCGTTAAATTTAAGTTTATTAAAAAATAAACATGCTGAAACATTGGTTTCTCTGATTGATGCTGTGATGGTGTTTTTGTGGTAAGAGTCATTAAGTCTGGAAATAAGTGTTTCCACTAGCTTGGTTCCAACGCCTTTTCTTTGATACTTTTTATCTACATTGACTCCCAAAATATGATAATGATCTTTGGCTACATCATAAAACAAATAGCCAGCTAAATCTTTGTCTACTTCAGCCGCCATAGATGCAACCATAGTAGAGGCATGACTTTGCTTGAACTCTTTTTCAGTCCAAGGAAATTCAAAATTATCTCTTTCCAAAATTACTGATTTTGGAATATCATTTAAATTAAACGTTCGTATTTTAATTTTAATATCATTGTTTGTCATCATAATTAGATATTATTTTTTCATTGTAAAACCTAATATAATCTAGTTAATTTGGTGAAAATTATACGAATCTAAATCCCATTTACATTTTTTGTTGAAACTTTCTTGATCGACCTTGTAATTTCTAATATCACTAGAAGAAACATCTGTAATGCAAAGATTTGGATAAATAACATAACAATCAGGATCGTTTTTAAATTCTTTTGCCAAAGTTAAGTCTGCTGTTGCTTCAAATTTTTTATAAGCCTCTAATATTCTATTGTAAACAGAACAATCAATCAGCATTGCCCAAGTCCCCAAAGTATCATTCGGATGATAATAACCATTTTTAATGATTATGTTATCCCAACGAACTTGTGAAGCACCAAGATAAATTAACTTCCAATTGGTTAAATTTTTTAAAATTTCAAGATTAAAATTTTTGGAAAAAACAACATCATCCTCAAATACAGCTATTTTTTTGTAATTTTTAGATATGGCATCTTCAATAATGTTGATATGACTTAAAATACAGGCCAATGCACCTTTACTTTTGAAATTTTTATTTGGAGTATAATTTAAATTATCGCCTGTTACCGCAGAAAATCTACTTGGTTGAATGTTTACATTTTTAAATTGTTGTATAACTTTTTCAAATTTGTCTTTTCTAAAATCTAAATTTAAACAATAAACATAATCAACGGGAATCACACCATACCCCAAAATAAAGAATTGCCGCCACTAGGAATTGACCCTTCTCTTATAACTTCTGCTGAGAAAGTAGATATGACACTATCAATATTGATATAAGAAACAGCAGGTTGGCTATGTGATACCTCTGCCGAATACTCAAGATACAAAGGAGGGGAGTTGTTCAAGTTACCGGATGCTAAGGGAATCCAATTAAGTGGGGCAGTATAGCCATTAACACTACTATATTCCAAAACGTCATAAGGAATTACATCGGTTTGATAAGTTCCCCCATTTTCAAGGCTCAATTTCCAAGTACCTGAGACTGGCACAACATTATTGTAATACCCTAATTGCCATCTTTCTTGAGTTCCACCCATTCCATATTCATCATCTGGGCCACCTGAATAAATCAGGGTACATCTTAAATCGGCTCCTAAGCCGTACAACGGGTCTAATGGTGTATTAATGGATGTGGTGCCAACATTGCCCAAAGACTCAATAAACTCAATTTCAAAAACAACAGTATTACCATTGTCTGATACTACAGAATAATTTTCAACATAACCTAAATATCCCCCAATCATATGCTCAAAGGTTCCTAACAAATCCCCGTAATTCCATCCTAATGTTGCTGTAAATGCCCCTAAAGATGAATTGTAGAGATTGATATATCTCCCTTGTAGGTCTTGAGCATTTGTAAAAGTGAGTCTTTGTATTTCTGTTGCCATTTTACACCTGGAAGTCTAAAGATGCTTGGCACAAATAAAGATCAATGTCATCATCCCACTGGAATACAATAGAATCAACAGATCCAACTGTCGTAGATAATGTTGGTGCTGTTCCTCCAGGCCAAGCAAATGTAGCTGGCCAAGCAATGGTATAAGATCCCGATCCTCCTTGTTTAATTCTCAAAATATAAGACGTTCCATCAACAGCATTACTTACTGTGAGTGTTGTTGACTCAGTGAGCGTTATTGATTGTTTTCTACTTATATCACAATCAAAGGTACAGAGACTCGATGCAGAAGTAAAAGCACTTCTAGTTGCATCATTTAAAACACCATTTTTGTTGACTGATGCTAATACATTTGAGCTAGAGTTTTGCCATTCTTGAATGTTGGCAGATTGAGAAGTATAACCCTTGACTGTTAGACCCACTGTTGCCGCCGCCTGCAACGTCACGTAACAACCACCATTGCTATCTAACGCAAAAACATTCGCTCCTTTAGCTTGGATATAAACAACATTTGAGTTTGATGGAGAAGAAATTCCATAATAAACATTACCATAAACCCCAGAATTTCTAAAGCCACAATTGTTTGCTCCATCAATGGTTATCAAATCAATAACAGTCCCTGAAGTATTTTTTATTTGATATTTTAGGTTATTAGCTAAACATATATTCCCCGATGAATCAATCAAGCTTAAAACTGTACTAGAACTATTTTGAGCTTCAAATAAATTAGCAGATTGTGAAACTGCCCCTTTAACGGTTAACCCAACAGTAGAAGCATTATATGCACCACAAATTAAAGAACCATTGCCAGAACTATTATCAGATAAAACAATAATACCAGCAGCACTACGATTGATTGCAACATCCCCAGTGGCATTTAGTGCATCAGTAGACCAACAAATTCTACTGGAAATTCTTAAAGATGAACCGCCCGCTTCGGCACCGATACAAACATTTT